ATACTATAAGTTAGATAAGCCGTTTGCTGTGTGGAGTTACCCTACGGATTAACCTTCACCCTACGGAGCACTTTATATGAAACTTGATCATTCCTTTATGGAGAAGATTATTCTTTTCCATTGCCTTACTAATGAGGCATATCTGACCTCTGTTATAGATTTTTTAACCCCTGGACTCTTTGATAACAAAAATAATCGCGATATTATTGATATTATTTCTAACTTTCATGATAGAAATAAAACTTGCCCGAACATCACAGAAGTAAAGGCTCTTTTAACTACGGATGAACTAAAGAGTTCATTTAAGAAGGTTGTAGAAGAGTTTACACATCTCGATAAAAAATATAATACTGAAGAGTTAGAAAGAAATACCGAGCAGTTTATAAAAGAGAAGGGAGTCTATAATACTCTTCTTGAAACTGCTAAAATGGTTAGTGAGGGTGGCGCGGATACAGAACTTATTCTTAATAAGTTCGAGAAAGCGTGTAATATTAACCTAACTACCGACCATGGTATTGAGTTGTATGGTGATATTGATCGTATTGTTGATGATTTGAATAAGACCGACCCGGTTATCTCGTCTGGTTGGGAGTGGATGGATAAAATTCTCGGCGGAGGGTTTAAGAGAGACGGTAGAGCCATTTATATCTACGCAGGTAGACCGAATGTTGGTAAGAGTATCTTTCTTGGTAATATAGCTAATAATATATCAGCATCAGGTCATAATGTTTTGGTTATATCCCTTGAAATGTCTGAGATGGTATATGCTCGACGCCTGTGTTCTAATGCTACAGCTATACCTCTATCCGAACTTCAATTCTCGAGCGAGACTTTGAGAAGAGATATGCTAAAGATTAAAGCAAACAATCCTAAGCGCAGAATATATATTAAAGAGTTTCCTCCTTCTACGATTACCCCGAAGCAGATTTCCGGATTTATTAAGAAACTTCATAATAGCGGTATCAAGTTTGATGCTATTGTTATTGATTACCTAAACTTGCTAAACTCGCCTGCGGGAACTAACCTATATGAGCGGGTAAAATATATTACAGAGCAGCTTCGTGCTATGACGTATATATTTAACTGCCCTATTATTACAGCGACGCAGTTAAATCGTGGTAGTTTTAATGAGGCAAGCCCGGGGCTGGATGGCTTGTCAGAATCAGTAGGGGTTGCGGCGACTGCTGACTTTATTATGGGTCTCTGGCAGGATGATGAAGATATTGAGTTTCAAACCATCCATGCTGGTATAATGAAGAACCGATTCGGTAGAGCGGTCGGGACGAAGCGGTTTGGTATTGATTATACTACTCTTACTCTAAGCGAGTTTGATGAGGAAACTATGTCTAATACTGACGAAGCGAATGAAATTTACAATACTCTCAAAATGTTGACCGATAGTTGACATATATTATATATATACTATATAAATATAGTATTATGAGTTTATTTTCATGGGTTGATGCTGACCTAGATGGAGCGGGATCAAATCTCGCTCTTTCTTGGGTATTTGGTAGGCAGATACCCGTGCGCGCTACTACCCCTAAGAAGTTTAGGAGTGATTTTAGCAGTTGGTATATTCAAAACCAGCATAACTATAAAACTATCTTTATTTGCGACATTGACGTTAGTCAGCATTTAGATATAGTCGATAAAAAAAATATAGTTATTATAGACCATCACGAGAGCCATTTACTTAATAAAAGTAAATACCAGTTCGCTAAAGCTCTTGTAAAGCCTCATACTTCTTGTACCAAACTTATAATCGACACCTATAAGGATAAGGTCAAGTTAATGAAGGAACAGCAGTTGCTGATTAATCTTATTGATGACTATGATTCATATACTTTAAAATATCCCTTTACGTTGGATTTAAACAGACTATTCTGGGGACTCTCCGGAGATAGGATTCAAAAAATGTATGATTCGTTCTACAACGGATTTAAGGGGTTTAATGCGCAGCAAAAAAGCATAATAAATATCTATAACAGAAAGCTACAGCAAACAATAGCAGAGTTAGATATACATATCGGAGAAATTAGTATATCTGGCCAAAAAAGAAAGATTGTTTCAACTATAGCTGATTTTGCTATCAACGATGTAGCCAAAACTATTATTGATATGTATGATGCCGATATCGGCATTGTTGTAAATGTAAATTCTGGGTCTGTATCATTTAGACGTTCTACTAAATGTACCCTTTCAATGTCAGAGTTAGCAAAAAAAATTGCTAACGGTGGAGGCCATAGTGCTGCTGCGGGCGGGACTATAACGGATATATTTTTAGACTTTACCAAATCACTCAACAAGTTATGATTAGCAGAAACGAATTTAATCCCATTGAAAATATAAATTTTATTGAAAGCGATCATCTGTTGCTTTGTTTTTGTAGTCTTATTTGTTTAATACAGAATAAAAAGTTGAATCTTCCGAATATTTTCTTATTGTTATTGGATAACAAAAACTATAGAAATCTCTTCAAGAATATGACTGGCATTGACAGTGATTATGAAATATTTTTGAGATTTATACAGTATGATCCAACTCTAAGCAAGAGTAAGTATATCTCGAAATATTTGAATAAATGTCCGCAGTCGAAAATCTTGAAATAACTGATTTTGAGAAACAAATCTATAATCAGTATCTTATAGCACTAAGAACATCGCAAGACAAGCCTTTTAAAATAAGGAAAAATTTTGATAATTTCTCGCAAGAGAATATTGCTATATGTAAAAAAATTGCCTATAGACTTCAGGCATATCCTAATATTAATATTAAGGATTTTTTTAACTCGCCATACTTTGAGGACAAGACTGCGAGAATTGATTTAAAATTTTATGCTTCTCCGAAGGCAATCTCTTCATATACTAGGTATATGAAGCATATCGAGTCGCTCGATCCAGATGATTTAGAATCTCTTACGAGAGCAAGAGACAGTCTGCTCTTTATAAAAAAATACTGCGACAGAAATAAAATATCAATAGATGAATATTTTTGCGAAAAACAAGAGTCGCAATATTCCTGTATACTTCATCTTAAAGATAGAAAAACTTGGCTCTACCCGCTTTTAGATTTTAGAGGGTTTGATAGAGCAATACTTTTATGTGATAAAGATATTGTCCGACTTATGAATGGGGACAATTTCTTTGATAAAATAGACTTTGCGCGAAATAGATACATTAGATCAACCAAATGTAAACTACTAGTTCAAAAAATAAAAAATAAGTTGAAAATAAAAGAAAATACGTTATAATGTTATATATGAAGAAATTCAATTCATCCATGTTCGATAGTATCAAAGGTGCTCTTTCTAACCAAGAGCAAAGAACCAGTCTGAGTAACATTCTCGCAATGGAGCCAGGCAATACATATACAGTAAGGCTTCTTCCTAATATGGATAAGCCAGACAAGTCCCTATTCCATTATTTTATGGTAGGTTGGGAATCGTTCGCTACTGGTCAATATGTTCAAGCGGTCTCGCCGCAAACGTTTGGCGAGCGCGATCCTATTATTGAGGCGCGATATCGTATCTATAAGCACGGATCAGACTTCGAGAAAGAGCGTATCAAGGCTGTTAAGAAGAATGAAAAGTGGCTTGTCAATGCGTATATTGTTGACGATAGCAAGAATCCTGATAATAACGGTCAGGTAAAAATCATTCGCTATGGTAAGCAACTTGAAAAGATTATTCGTCGCGCTATTGATGGCGAAGATAGTGAAGAGTTTGGCGCGAGAATTTTTGACCTTGGGCCGAACGGTGTAAATCTTAAAATCGAAGTCGAATCGCAAGGCGAATATCCGACCTATGTTTCTTCGAGATTTACTACTCATAAGTCTGATCTTGGTCTTTCAGAGAATCAAGTATCTGATATCTATTCGAAAGTGTTTGATCTTGAGAGTGTTTTCCAGGTTAAGTCTTACGACGAGCTTCAAGCGATGTTCGACGAGCATTTTGTAGCGAGCACCGTCTCATCTACGAAGACTGTAGAGTCGCGACCAGAGGTAAGGCAGGAATCAAGGCCCGCGGCAAAGGTCGAAGCGGCTGCTTCGTCCACCTATGATGATGACGATGATCCGATTGTAGCCGAACTTCTTGCTGGCATTGGTGAAGACTAATATGGAAAATTCACCTGAAATTAAAAACGTTCTTGCTAACTTCCTTGGATTTGCGATGAGTAAATCCAAGGAGTTGGATAGCGCGATTGTACCAGGAAGCGCAGTTTCTAAAAACGGTAATAATATTGATTATTTAATATCAAAAGCCGCTACAGAAGTTGAGCAAAAATTTGGTCATCAAGCTCGGTATGAGCAGCCTGCGAGAGTTGAAACTTTTGATATTGCTTCTACTCTTATCCCCATGCCTAGCGATACCCCTGCGGTGCAAATGCCTGTGGCTCAAGCGCCTATTGCTCGTGCTCCTGAGCCGATCGACGATGGTCAACTCGAGTTTAACTTCGTCGAACCGAATACCCAGACAAAGTTGATACTTGACGAAATTAAACTACTTAATAATAGAGTCAATAGTATTATTAGGATGTTAGAGGATAAAAAAGCTCCTGCTAAAAAGACTTCTAGTAAGAAGACATTAAAGAATCAATGAATTTATTACTTAATGATAAGATAGGGTTTATAACTAACTTTCTAAAGCCTATCAACAGGTTTTCAGAGACCGCTATCTTGAATATAGCGGGTAATAAAATTACATCTCTGGTATCATCTGCGGATAATACGACTATATTATATGCTCAATACCTTCTTGACAAACAATACGATGAAGCTAAGACTCTCAATATACCTAATATCGATAAGTTTATTAATTCCTTAAAAGTTATTGAGGATAATAATGTAGATTTGATAGTAAATTCAAATAATATTCAATACAAGACTTCGTCTCTTAAGTTCAAGTTCCATCTCTATGAGGATGGAATTTTATCTTCGCCAAAAATTAATATTGACAAAGTAAATTCATTTACTAATGATGTTAATTTTAATATTGAGAGTAGTGTATTGAATAGATTGATTAAGAGTTCGTTAATTACCCCGGAAATTAATAAGGTCTATCTTTATTCCGAAGATAATAAAATACACGCTGAACTAACTGATAGGACTGTTAGTAATAGTGATATGTTTTCATTTTGTCTTGTAGAGGATTATGATGGACCGCCTCTTGCACAACCGATACCTCTTATGCTCGATCCTATCAGAGCTCTAAGCTCGTTAAATGCTAGTGCGAGCGTTGGTATTAACAATGAGTATGGTATTGCTCAATTTAAGATTCATACAAATCAGTCAATTTTACACTATATTATTACATCTCTAGTATCATGAACGAAGAAAAAAAGCGAAAAAATAATTTATATACTCTCGGATATTTCTTAAAGAGATTGAGAGATTGTAATTTTATAACTCTCAAGGTATTTAACGGGTATAAGCAGGGCGATATTCGCAAATGGACTATACTTGTTGACCCTGGCGACACGAGCGTTTACATAACCTGTCTGTTTAGTAACGACACGAAAGAATTTATGTTTCATTTAGACGATGGGGGTAAATTATTTCCTAAGAATTTCTATATGAAAACAAACTCTATAGAAATTATAGTCGAAAAGTTAATTACACAAGGAGTATCGCAAGCGCTTGAGGGCAGTGAGTATAAGAAAGAAGCGGCATGACCGATATAGAATCACTTTCTGGCTTTGATGATGAGTCCGAATTTATTAGCTCGGATTATAGCGACGCGTTCTTTGAACGATTGCTTACAAAGGCATTAAAAGAGCACTCTACGACTAAAAAATATTCGAACGAGTGTAAATCTGCTATAGTAGACACGGTAGGTGAATTCTTGCCGTGTTTTATTATTTTAGGATTTGATTATAACGGAGAAGCAATAGAAATAGTAAAGGGTAAAACCGATCAAGAAAAGGAATCGCTAGGAATGAGATTACAAAAATTTGCCCCTGCTTATTTTAGTAAACAGTTTAAGTCTAGCGACGATGATTTTTAAGAAACGTAAGATATTTGCTGTCGAAACCGGCGCATATGCCGGTGAAATGTGGATTTATTGTAAAAAATCTGGTGACGAATATCAATTTTTATCTATTCCCATAATGGAAAATAGATGTATTAAAAAGGAACTATTTTATAATGGTTTAGAAGGCGGGGCTCTAAAGTTCGTAGAGAAAATACCGGGATATGTATATCGTATTGCGGTAAAACAATTCAAAAAAAATGAAAAAACACCTAATAATTGATGGAAATAATTTAGTCCATCGAGCATATTGGATTTCCAATAATAATAACGCCGCTGACCATGTATTTATCACACTACGTTCCCTTAAATCTTATGTAGAGCAGTTTAAGCCTGATGAAATCTGGTGTGCTTGGGATATGAGACTATCCAAGGAGCCAGCATTGAGAAGGAAACTCGATACTAACTATAAGCAGACGAGAGATACCGAATACAATCAGCAAGTCCATACAGAGACGGATTTGATTGTAGAATGCTTTGGCAAACTCGGGGTAAAAAATATATTCCCGACGAAAGGCGAGGCAGATGATATTATTTTTTGGCTCACTAAGGAAAAAGAGGGCAAGAAAACGATTGTCTCGGCAGATACCGATTTTTATCAGTTAATAAGCGAGGATACAAGCGTTTATAGCCCTACTAAGAAGATTCTATATGATACCCAGGTATTCACAGAGTTATTTGGATTTGCTCCCGAAAAATACCCATTGTATAAGTCTATAACTGGGGATAAGGCCGATAATATTATCGGGCTTGATAAGATAGGGCCTAAGAGAGCGCTACAGATTATTAAAGGCGATACTCTACTTACCGAAGAGCAAGAGAAGCAAGTTTCTGAGAATATGAAGCTCATTGACCTGAATAACATGGGTAGCTCGGAGTGGGATGACGAGTATATAACTTATAATCGACAATCCTTCAATACCTTGCCTACAGACTTTGATGGATTTCTAAGTATTTGCGAAGAGCGCGGATTTAGAACTATTATCAATCAACAGACTATTTGGCATAATACATTTTGTATTAAAAGCGTGATGGCGAATATTATTTCAGAATTATTTAGCACTTAGACTAAATAATATCATGGAACAATTCGTTAGACCAATAAATATCCCTTCGCCTATTAGTGGGCAACCAGTAGCGCCCCGTTTAATTGAATTAGATCACGGGGATAAAATAGTCGTAGAAGCCCACTGGATAGACCCTGCTTCTGGGGCCTTTATTCGGAAGGGCATTGTCGAAATCCGCGAAAAAAACTAAGGTTTTGAAAAAATATTGATTTTTTTAAACAATGAAAAGAGTATTTTCCGAAGCTAAAGATGAAAGACCGGGGATGCGCATAAAGCGCGCTCAGGATATGGGAGCGCCAAAGGGAATGTCGAGTTCCCCAATAGGTAAGGATTATTTCAATCCCGAGGTATACAAACCTCGTACCGATGGTCCAAGAGACGTTCGCAGTGCTGGTGTATCAGGAACTAAAAAAACTTTATCTTTTGCTCTCGATATTGTCGCTAAAGACCCTGAATTTAGAGATAGGTTTAACGACATTATAGCTCCTCATTTTCAGCTGGCAAGCGATTTAAGAGTAGAGCTTAAAAGACTCGAAGGAATATTAGAGCGACTTGGTCGTTTAGAGAAAACCAAAGCAAGGCTCGAGCGGGAGAATCCCCCTGATTTAGATAAAATAGCAAAGGTTGATGAACGAATAGATGAGTTAACAGAGATTGCCCAAGAACACGAGATTAACATTAGCCGTCTTGATAACGAGATAGAGCAAAATATAAATGACCGCTCCTCCTTAGAGGAGATGACTTATATCGTTAAAGCAGCTGCTCAGTCCTTAGTGGATTCGATGAGCGAAGATGCTAAACGGAGTTTAACTAGCAACTCTTTTAAAAGTCTTGCTGATCTTAATTTAAATATTGTAGATGACGATCCGGAGTTAAAGTTATTTTTAAAAGAGATAATTTTAAACCCAGATTCATTCGATCCTCTCGAGAAGCTTTATAAGTTAGTGTTGGGTCAAAGAGAAGACGCTAAAGAGAGAGGTTCGGGCTATTATTTCGTAAACCCTATGTTTATGATAGGGACGATGTTTAAGACTGCCCTCGACAAATCTCTTAGAGCTCCTAAAAAGCCTACTGTAAATCCCCACGTAATGAGAAAAGCCGCTAAGTCGGCTATCGGGGCTGGTCTATCTGGTGTTGTAGATAAGATTAAAAAGGATCTACAACCGTTGATGAACAAGCTATATGATTATGAAGATCTGGACGATAGAGACCGAGAGAAGGTTGATTCTAAACTTCAGTTTTTAAAAGATGAAATAAGAGGGTATGCTGGCGACGCCGATAAAGAGAAGGTTGCAAAGGTTATAGGTCTTATTTCATCTTTTAAAAACTGAAGTTAGAATCAACCTTCTCT